CGGACACAAATTCCAACCTACGATTCTAACGTAGAATTGAATTTTGGAAAACTCCTCAACAGGTATTACATTTATACTATTGAAATTTGAGTCCAACTAGACGTCTAATTAGTGAAAGTAAAACCGCTAATTTCTTATAATCTTAACGAGAGCCAGTACAAATACTAGACTATTTGCAAACTACTAAAAACCCCGCTAAACCGGGGCAAAAATTTTCATTTGCATATAATCCTATAGTATTTAACTTTCAATAAATACTGGCCCTCTCTCACAAGCTCCCCTTATAAAGGAACCCACGAGAAAGACTATCTTAGATAGTAACGGGGTGACACAGAAAGTGTCATTTTAACTTTTAACGACTTTATGGTCGGGTAAAATATTACCATAATTTAACTAATTATCAACAATCTTTTCTTTCAAAACAACGTAAGTTTCGTCCGATTCTGGTTGAATATAATTATTAATCAATCCTCTCCTCCTCAATTCTCTCAATTCAGCAGCATTATCTAATTTTGCTTGAATATCATCAATTGGTGGAGTAGGGTTTGTATAATATGTTAAAGGGGGTCCAATCAAGTAGCCAAAAGAAAAATCTTCTCCTGGAATCCTATATACTTGATATGGAATTGTATTTTGAACGAAAAGCGTAGGTCCTAAATTAAAGGGTACCTGTTTAAGTCCAATTCCGGTGTTATCACTAACAGCCTCCATTTCTCCTACTGCCGTTGGCATCGCAGGATAAGGCTGATAGAATGGTACATCAACTTCGAGGTATTTCTCTAAGCTGTTATATGATAATACTTGGGGGCGTGCAGCGTTTAAATCATTTGGAATTGCACTCGTAAGTGTTCCAAAATAATCATCAGTACCTGAAGAATTAACTGTGCGATAAGGTGCAAGAGTCACAATTGTCGGTGGAACCGTAGCTCCATCAACACTTGCGAACATCACACGCATACCACCAGCTTGCATTCTATATATTTGAGATACAAACGAAAATAGATCAACAACCTTACTTGCTCCCTGCTGACAAATATATGGATAAACCACATTCTTCATTGTTGCCGCAGGTACTGGCATAGGTGTTGGTGATATCTGATTATAACGCTTCAGAACTTGGCGAAAAGATGTTATAGCTTCACCCATCGACACGATATTCGGATCAAAATTCTCAAGCTTCCTAGCCTCAAATAGAGGCTCAGCATTGGATTGAACACAAAAACGCATAGACGGAGCAGGTAATTCATCGAGTTGTACACTAAGCCGCTGTTTCAATTCAGAAAAAGCGAATTGGAAATCATCACATGCGCTCGTTTCAACAATAAAATCGATTGTTGATGCCGCAGATGGTGATGTAACCAGAGTGGTCTGTACTTCAAGATAAATCATTCCTGTTGGTTCACTATAACAAATTGCACTAGGTGCAATTCCAGATGTGATCTTATCATTAGCCTTCCACACTGAATTTGCTACAAAGGGTATACTGAATTCAAAGAAATTTGCATCTCTAAGATCTACAACCTTCTTGTAGCATTTATCTAAATCGATAGTTGAGAAATCCGTAGAAATCACTGCTCCCGGGACAAAATATGCTGTCACACGAGCTGAATGAAATACGGTCTTCACAACTTTAAAATGATAATTTATCCCTCCTCTCCAGAATTCGAAGCAATGAGAGAGATAAGATAGATAGGTATTATTCCAATAGAATTTAGGACTTGCGGTAATCTTTTCGCAAGAAGCCGGATGAACTGGCCACCGCCACAACACAGTACCGGGTCCCTGAGTAGTATCCATGGTAAACCTCGACATATAAATTGGCTTCTGTGCAATAGTTGCAATAGCCATTTCATCTGCCGAAGTACCAAACATTCCACTCGGAACTACAGTTGTATTACGTGCGTCCAATCCCATTGGTTTAGATAATGTTTTCCCATTGAAGTTAGTCATATTTCTGATCAACTTATAGTCAACAGCGGTAACCATTTCAGATTCTGTAGGTTTAGAAAAACCAAACATACCTGCAAGGCCAGCTGCCTGGTCGCAAAACCAGCCCACGCCTCTAGCAACTTCCCCAATTATAGGGATGTCACCGAGACGATTCGCAACTGATGATTGATCTGAGAAAAGCTGTTCAATATTGCCTTTCTTCTTTTCAGATTCTATTTTGCCTTGAACTGTATATCTTTCCTTATGTTCCTTACTAAAAGCAAGGGCAGGAAGACCAGTCGGCATCTGAATATCAATATCTTCAAAATGGGCCCATACTGTTCCTTCAACAGATGCAGCTGCTGGAGTCAAGCGAGAATATACAATTCCTCTCACTGACCCCATATTTCCAGCTCCTGTCAAGAGATCGATATGAGTTAATGGGCACATAAATGGAATTCTCAGTTCCGCCGCCGTAGAGACGCCGAGATCCAAATCTACATGTCTATATCCTGTGATCCCACCCAAATGAGTAATACTCGATGGGTTAGTTCCCTCAGAAAAATTAAATGGATTAAAATAAATTATAATTCGTCCGGCATTAAATGGTTGTGCGTTAATTTGCACCTTAACCACCAATGTACCGCGAAAATATCGAAATCCAGCTGTTTTCTGAGATATCATAGTTCTAGATAACCAATCATTAGGATAAGTTCGAATGGGCACAACATTGGCTAATACCAGTTGTGCTGATGTCCACGCAAACGTATCCATTATTACGGGGCGACTCAAAAAGCCATGAACTGAATTTTCTAGTCCATCGCCTGCCGCCCGAAAATATCTATCATCTAGTGTTGTTTGTTGTTCTCCTGAGACTTCAACATCTCCATCCTCCAAAAACTTCACTGTCTGTTCGGTCATTTGTGCTTGTCCCTCTTGATGGAACATGCTTTGGGGTGCACCACTATTATTAGATGAAGAGCCTGGTGCTTGGCTCATCAAATTTAGTTCATTTTGTTGATCTGCAAGTAATATTGTTTTACATCATTCTCGTTCGGTTTACTCATTCCTAACAAGAGATGTGGCAGATAAATAGCCAATTATTTTTATGTGGGCACACATTTATCAATAGGGGTAAATACCCCTCCCACAGCATTGCAAGTGCTCTCCGTAGAGAGAATACAACACACCTCAGCAGAATTTGCTGCACGAATCTTTTGCCAATTTGATTCGAGCTCTGATCACGAGGTTTTATCTTTATATTCTATTTAATATTCAATATATAGACCGCAGTTAATTGCTTCCCGTTCTTGATAACCTTCATAGGTGTCAAAATATACAGGGAAGCGCTCACCCACAATCCGGGCTGCTTTCTCAAATAGAGGTAGTTCGGTTCTAAACGTTACTTCATCATGTTGTGCAAGTTCATGAACAGCATCTTCTAATACAGAAGCGCATAGTTCATATTCATCTACAGTTCCATGATTCCACATCGCCATTTCCTTAATCGTTTCCATTGCGAGAGGTGCTCTATATCGGCATTGATTATCATCCCAGCGAAAAGTTCTCTTAAGAAAATTCACTTCAGACAATCGCCGATATGGCACTATCTCACCTGTTTTAGCTTCATCAGTATATTTCATGCTCAATTCTTTATATGCTTCTGTTATTGACACTTGGTTAAACCAGTCAATAATTTCATCAGCAATACACCATAGATCATCATCACCGTAGTTAAAATGTCTGACGTATTTTCTAAAAGCCGGAAAATTGGCATAACTTGGCGCCAATCTTCTAGCAAGAGACATGAATACATATCGTGCTGAAATCGAATGATATGAACAATTAAGAATCGTTGTCATTGGACAACCAGATGGTTGGGAATGTCCCCACATATACACCTGATCATCAAAGATGTGAATAGAATTTACTACTTCACACCAAATGGCAATTCTGATCTTATTTGATTCTTCATCTTCAGTTCCGTAGAACTCATTGATCATATCAAGAACCTTCCATAGGATATTTGAATGCAGTGTTCCGTCATAATTTTCGAAATCACCTGCACATACCTTATCTCCTACTTCGGATAATCCAGCAACGATTCTAGTCCAATCCATTCCATAGCAATTCACACCGACACATGATTCAACATCAATTTTGTTTCTCATCATGTGTGCAATGAATCCGCCGAAATATTGTCTGAAAAGAATAGTAAAAACCATTTCTCCACAGGAAAATAATCGAGTTTTTCCTGCTTTGACTTTAGCGAGTGTTCTTCGTTCATCTTTCAATGTATCGATCCAAATAATGCTAGGTCTATTGCCTGCCTTACATGTTTCTAACATTGTATTATATCGTTCGAGTACTAGTTTATGATTAAACACATACTCTCCATCGCCAAGGTAATCAGTTTTTCCTTTTCCTTTCTTTTCCCATCCATATCCTGGAGACGTACTCCGCTTCATTGGCGGATAGCACATATCTCCTTCTACTCCTGCGATTGCCTCTTCAAAAGACATTACCTGTCTATCTCTTTCCTCAACGTGTTGAGAAATTTTCTGATAGAAATCTTTGGTACATCTTTCCAAAAGCTGATCGTTTATTGGTTTAGATATTGGGCTTGCCTTAATACGGGCTCGCGCCATTGGGTCAACATTTACTTCGACTCCATCCACATTGGTCTTAAAAGGCCGCAAAATGGCAGGTGCCATCGTCGGTTCCTGAATTACACCATGGACTGGTGAAGGATTAATCTTTGATTTAGAGAATGCGTGCACTCTCTCTGGGGCTTTTCCAAGTTCATAGAAATTACCATCAATTTCCCGGGACAAATGCCACAATGTTTCTGTGGTTGACAGTTCCTGCGTATTTAGCTGGACACTGTCATTACACTCAAATTGTGGGTGCATATTACCTTCGGGATACTGAAGGGGGAGGTTCTTCTCAAGTTGTTGTAATACTCCTTGAGTCACCGGTGTTCCCATACCGGTGTATCGTGGTGCTTCAGTACCTGCCGAATGTATGCCAAAAATTTTATTATTAAAGGCAGAGTCGAATGCAACAAGTACCGCGCCGCAGTCTCCTGGCGTGGTTTGAATGTTATACTTGAAATATTTTCGGACGACCATTTCCATGGTTCTTTCTGGTCCGTTATCAAGTACACACTCGGAATCGACTGACGTCACATCACTGCCGAAATACTGACGCATTCCGACAAGTTCATCTGATGGTACATATCCAATTGCTGAAATTTGTTTTAACGACTTAAATTTCGAAAAGTCGTCCGAAGTCATAAATTTTGATGTTATATCTTTATGAAGGTGAACCAACCGTGGTAGTTCAACCAACATTACATCTCGTCTATAATACGGAGATTGTGGATCGTTAATTTGAGCCACATTGCATTGTCGCAGACTAAATTCAATACCGTCGAAATATTTATTCCGAATTCGCCATTGATCAGTCTTTACGACTAAATCTACAATGTGTCTATTCATGAGTGCAAGTCGTCCCTTTATTATAAGGATATTCACGACGTGAACCCATTTTCCATTTACAAACCGTTCAAGCTTGTACATATTTTTATAACAAACTGAGACAATCTCAGCTGCATTTTGATCATTACAGGCTTGAATTCCAAAGGTTTTTCCGATGGCAGCCATTTTCTTCTGAATAGGACGTACGTCCGCATGCATACAATTCCATAGCGCTTTTTCGGCTAAGGAGAGTTCCTCATACGTTTGTCCTCTCAGATTCTTATGACCTTCTGGGGCAGTTGACCCTGAAGGGATAAAGTCACTTAGACTTAATTCTACTTTGGCACGGTGGATCGCTTTCGCCCTATCCGTGTCATAACCTTCAGTTACTAACCTCTGGAGACCCTTAGATCTATCAGTGTCATATTTTTCCGTCATAATTCTATTAATTGCTTTAGTCTTATCTGTATCATAATTTTCAACAGAATTTCGACTTATTGCTTTCGTCTTATCCGCGGAGTATAAA